AACCTTTTCTTTACGTTGCTGTGGAGTTAGTCCCATAATTTCTCTATTTATATTCTTTGTATTTATCATCTTCTTTCTTGTTGTCCTGGGGTTGGCATCTCTTCAATTTGCATTTGTTCAAACTTAGCCTTGAAGAAACTCATCCTAGCATCACCATTTCTTGCTTTTAGAAAGTGTAATACTAATGTTCTATCATTTTCTATTATATATCTATCAGGTCCATAGTATCTAATCTTCTGCTTTGCTGGCCTGTTAATACCTATTAAAGTATCAGCATGCTGTAGCATTGCATCTGAGCCAAATATATCTGACTCAAGAATATAGTTACCATATTTACCATCTATAGCTCTATCCGGATTATCTATATTCCTATTCAATTGTGATAAGCATATAAACAAACAAGGATAGTCTCTCTTACACTGTGTAAAGAACTCACCTAATTCAAATAACATATCTAATGTGCTATTCTGATATGGTGCTCTCTTAACTAGCATACTATGATCAAGAGTTACAATTGTATTTATTCCTTTATGAGCTGTCATATATCTATCTATCTGTTCACGCATTTGGTTAACAGTCATAGGTGTAGATATAATATCAACTGGATACTTTACTCTTTCTTTAGCATATAAATGACACTGATTTAATGTTTCATTATTTAGCACTGATCCAGCGCTACATAACTCTTTATAAGTTTTACCAGTAATTGAACTAAATTCTCTGATAGCTGATGTTCTACCAACCATCTCAAACTGAAATTCTAAAACTCTAAACTTATCATTAGGGTTTAATATAAATGATTCTCTAATTATTTGATCCTTAATTAGTGTTTTACCTGAGCCAGGTCTACCACCAATTACAGTTAATGTGTTCCATTCTAATCCATCAGTTGTTGCATCATTAAACTTGGGCCAAGGTGTATATATAGATTTCTCCTCTCCGGTAGATCTCTTAAACATATATTTAAGTGCTTCATTGAAGGCTGCATATTGTCCAACCCAAGCATCTGATGTTTTACTCATACTACATTCTCTTTAAAGTGTTCATCTTCTGTGTTAATACCTTCTAGTATCATATCACAGTAGTCAGCTAATGTAGAATGTTTAACTCTATGCTTATCTTGTTTACATATAAAGTATTGACTTGTCTGCATATACAGATAATCAGCATCTCTATACTCATTGACATACATTTTGGTTGCTTTTATTATGTCATCCCATGTATAATCATATGTTTCAAAGAACCATCTAAATGCTTCACCAAGAGCTTTTACATTATTTCTTGCTGGTTTACCACTAGGTAGTTTTTTAGCAGGAAATATTTCTCTATATGCATTTATTTTATCTACATGATTCTTACCCATAAGTTGAATATCAGTCTTCTTTTTAGCTTTTATAAAATAATTATCTAATCTCACCATAAACAACTTTGCCTGTGGTGTTAGTTTATATACGTTATTATCTAAGTTTAAATATCCAAGGTTTACTAACTGATCCTTGTCTTCTTGTTTAGATAATGGCAACGCTACTTTGTTCTTCATCCCAAACAAGATTAGAGTTTGGTTGGGAGTCAATTTTTCTTTTAATATTTTCTGGAATAGTTCCCACATCTTTAATTATCTCTTTTAAAATTTGTTTATATGCACCTATCATTTCTCTATCCTTACAGAAGAAAGCATTCTCTACCTTTCTAACTGCATTAATAATTGATGCATGATTCTTATTAATTGATTTCCCTATGTTTGTTTTCTTATGACCAGATAGATAAGCTATATGAGACATGCTCTGATAATATACCTGAAACTCTCTATATCTTGTTCTAGATGCCATGGACTCTATGTATTTGTATTTAGGGTTATTCTGTACAAATGCATCATAAGCACACTTTTTAAGTGTATCTAGAGATAACATGTATTCATCCTGTTCTGGAGTGAATACATATACCTCTACATTATGCTTATCAAAAAAAGTTTTCTTGAACCTTTTTATGTCCGTATGTTGTTGGTTATTAGACATTTACAATTTAATTTGGGTTAACAAAGATACTAAAAATTACCAGTTGATACAACTTTTTCCCTGGTTTTCTAGTATATTATTTGCTTTATTAAATACATCATTACAATCCCATTCACCACCTCTATAGGCAGCTGATGCTGGGTGTGTACATTTTAATATTTTACAATTGGGTAATAGTGTTTGCCACTCTTCTGCTTTTTTACCCATTAATATAAAAACTGTATCTTTTTTATGCTTGTTTATATTTTCAAATAAGTATTTAGTAAATGGTTTCCATATGTGATAGTGTGATCCTATCTTGTTAATCTCTACAGTAAATGCTGTATTAAGTAACAGCACGCCCTGATTAGCCCAACGTCTTAGATCACATTCTTCTGGTGTATACATAACTCTACCTGTATCAGTATAGTCACCTATTGTTTGCTTTAGTATATATTGTAAAGATTTTTCAGCTTTACCTTTATTACTACAGCTAAAAGCTATTCCGTCAGCAACTCCAAGCTGTGGATAGGGATCTTGACCTACTATCACAACTTTTACATCATCATATGGACACTCATAGAATGCATTAAACACATCTTTAAACTTTGGGGTGAACCTTTTACCTTCATTTACTTTACTAACTAAAGACTGCATTATTAAATCAAACTCTAGTCCATTTATAAAGGGAGACAACATGCGCTCCCAACCACTATCTTGTAACTTATTATTTAGTGAGTCACGTATATTTGTTATATCTATTGCTATATTTTCCATAATTTATTGTATCTTTGATGCTTAAAATTAATATTATGTCTGATAAAAAGAATTTACAAACCTATAAGACCTATGACTTTACAAAAGTCATTACAGGTATCAAAGTATCAACTGTTTATATCCCTGGTATAGAAAAGATCTTAACCAAATGGGTAACTGCAGAAGATAAAATTGAGACTATAGGTGAAACTTTTAAAAAGTTTGTTGAAATTCAAAAAATTGATGAAGAACTTTCTAAACTAAATCTATCTCAAGAAGAACTAGCTGAGAAAGCCAAAGATGGCCCAAAGCTAAATGATTTTGAGATGGATGTATATTGCTTATGGTCTTTGCTACAACAAATGAAGTTCTTAGCTAGAGAGCAAGGTTATGAAAAAGAAACTACTACCAATGCTACTCAAGAAGACATTGCAGAATTAGGCAAAGCTCTTGCAGCGGGTACTAATATTAATGATAAACTTGCTGATCTGTCAAATAAACTTAAAATAGTTAAGTAATGACTAATGAGATAACTCTTTTTCTATGTTTTGCAGTAATATGTTTATTACTTGTTTCATATAGAGATGAGCCACCATCACCTTAGTTGCATACCACTAAAGTCTCCTATTTCCATAGCTGCTTGAATTGCAAGGTTTAGTTCTTCTTTATCACACTTTGCAAATGATTTACAATACTCTTTATTATTCTTCATAAAGCATAATCCTGCTTTTCTTTTTACTTGAAGTTTGATTTCTTCAAAAGTATACCCAAGCTCATTAGCTATTTCACGGATCATTGCGTGTATTCTAGCTAATTGTGGGTTACTACCTTTACCATCCTGTACACCTATGAAAACTTCTACTCTTACACCATCTTCATGCTCTTTGAAAAAGTTATCATACTTAGTCTGGTATGCTTTTATAGGGAAATGTAACTTTCCATCTTTTACTGTGCCTTCTATAAACAGCTGATCTCTCATAGTCCCTCTGCATTATAGATAGAGTCATGATATCTCCATCTTGCACGTTCATCTATTATTGAATCTGATTTTGTATATATATGTATACTATCATTTATGATTTCCCAATGCATAATCCACGGGTTTTTATCTAGATAGCTTTCATATTTATCACAACAATCTTTTGGAACAACCTTATCAGGTGTTTTACAACCATTTAATAAAAATAATATAATTAGTATGAGTCCTGTTATTACTGTACTTATGCCAGCAATTTTTTCTGTAGTTTCTACTCTACTCCTACTCCTACCTTGTCTGTATTTAATATCTTCGTCTGTCATTTTTCTTTTATTATTTCTGTTAATATTGATATAGCCACATCCAGGCTTCTTTGTGAGGTACCCGGATGTGTCTCTACCTTATCTAACAAATTTACAACACTAATCAATTTCTCAATCATTATCTTTTATTTTTAAGATCCCAATCCCAACTATAATCTGGATCATGAGGATCTAATTCAACTGTAGGTGATGCATTCATCCACCTTCCATTTGTAAATATATACTTTTTTCCTTTTATTATTCTAATTTTATCTTTATTCTGACTCATGATATTCTAGTATTTCTCTCTCTACTTCATCTGTATCTATATCATAAAGATGATGCATCAGTGGCCATATGTCTACTTTGATTCTTTTTCCATTTATATCTGACAATACAAGCATTGCTTTATATAATGTAACTGAAGCATCAGATCCTGGATGACCTGGATCTCCATTAGGATAAGACCAAATCATAGGCTCTCCTGGCTCATAGTCATAATGAAATTCTATTATTAGAGTTTCATATTCATAATCCCACGTAGCCATTATGCAAATCTTTTTTGTCCATCTACATACACATATTCAATACCACAAGCCTCACATATTCCTGTATCTTCATTGCGTACTATGACTGGTGTGTCACAATTACCACAACCTTCTTCAGGTACATATATAAACTCTTCACAAGATTGGCGTGCAAGCTCTTGTATATGTGCATCATGATCACCATTGTAATCACGTTCTATCATGTCCATGTATATTTGTTTCATCTTACCCATGGCTCATATCTTTTTGTAGATTTACCATCCCACTTACGGTGATAGTATTCTGGATTCTTAAGTACTCTCATAAAACCATATAGGTTCATCATCTTTAGTAATTTTAGCATAATTAATTTATTTAGTAGTTATTTTTATTTATCTATTTAGCGGGTTATAGTAAGTAACTTTACTCTCATCAAAAGATTTGAGTGCACGATTTACCCATGTAACATCTTGTGTATTTTTGTAACACAGTATATGACATACTGCTGTCTCAGTAGGATTTAATCTTAACAATCTACCAATTCTTTGTGCTGTTTTACGCTCATTACCATATGCATGCATTATAATACCTGATTTTAACTTTGGAATTGTAACACCTTCTGATAATTGTAACACACAAGATAATTGATGAATCCGTCCATCAGAAAATAACTCTAAATTATCTTCTGATTTTGGATTCTTAGAATGATAACTATATTTACATATTCTGTCTGCTTGTGCTTGAGTATTAGCAAAGACAATACATTTAGTGTCAATGTTTTTTAGCATACTCTTTACATAGCTCTCTTTACTTGTATAATCCATTAGAGCTCTCATCCGCATAATTCTAGAAAACTGTATTTGTTTCTGAGTTTGTGCTTCTGCTACTCTACTGTTTATATAGTTATAATCCTTTTGTTCTGTTGTCCACCAGAAACCACCATTTTTATTTTTCTTTTTAAGTGTAGGCAATTTAGATAGTTCTAACTCATGTACTATAATCTTATAGTCATTTAATATCTTTGAGTCAGTTGCAGCATCTACATTAAATAAATACTTCATGGGACAATATTTTTGAACCATTTTACCTTTTTCTGATTGCCTATCTTTTGGCGGTGTACCTGTCATACCAAGGATTCTACCTGAAAAATTACTTAGAAATGAATCATGTGATTCCTTAAGACTATGGCATTCATCTAAATAAAGAAGATCATATGACTTTGGATCTTTTTTCTTTAGTGATATATATGTAGTAAATTCTATGTGTTCTAATAAGACAGTCTTATTCATAAGTTCTAGCTCTTGTACCCATGAATCTTTAACAGACCACTTTGGTATAACAACTAAAGCTTTTATAAACTGATCATAAAAATTACTGAGGTGCTGAATAGCTATACGTGTTTTACCAACACCCATAGATATACCCAGACCACATCTATTATTTTTTATTGCAATTGCTAATGCATCTGCTTGTACTATTTCTCTATTACTCACGTTAGGAGTCTTATTAATTGTTTGCATATGTATATTGAGATGAAACAAATTGCTATCCAGGTAACTATACCTGTATAATTAAATTTTTTTTTCATACTTTTTTTATTAGTTAATAAAGGTGCACCCTACAGGGCTTGAACCTGTGACCTACCGGTTATGAGCCGGTTGCTCTGACCAACTGAGCTAAGAGTGCAAGTAGCCGGAGTGGGACTTGAACCCACACGGGCATACTGCCCAACAGATTTTAAGTCTGTCATGTCTACCAATTCCATCATCCGGCCATATGTGATCCCACTAGGATTTGAACCTAGAACCTACAGCTTAGAAGGCTGTTGCTCTATCCAGTTGAGCTATGGGACCATAAAGTTATGATCTTGAGCCTGAGAATCCTAATTCAAAAGATTCAGCTGGATGTTCTTCTATCCACATGTGACAGTTTCTACAAACTGGTAACCATGTAGATGTTTCTAAGTGGTATACACCACGGCCATGTTTATGATGAACATCTGTAGCGTGCAAAGTACACTTATGTATTTTTGCATGACAGATAGGGTTGTCTTGTAAATACTGCCTACGTTTTTTACTATAGGCAGCATTTATCTTTGACATTTTATTTGAGACTTTTTTGATACTCATTTGGTTTAATTGTAAAAAAGTTTCTAGGTAATAAACCTAAAGACATAAATTTTAAAACTACATCTTCATAGGTTATACCTAAGTCTTTGAATGTAAACGTATTCTTGAAATCATCTAAAGTTTCTTCTGCAGGTATACTTGCAATATACTGTGCTAAAGGACTGTGTTTAAATGTATTGCTAAGATAAGCATTTATTTTCTTATTGCTTATCATTTGCTTCCATCTATTGATTTCTACTTGTCCACGTTTCCATACTCTGGTTATTCTACGTCTTTTATCCCAATGAAGCTTCTTAACTTCTTCAGGTTTATAGACATTGAGACCATGTAGTACACGTTTAAACAAAAAATGTTGATAAGGATTAAGTTTACTGTATTCAAAAGAGTTTATTAGAGATGGTGGATGTAACTGATATTCAGAATACAATCCTAGATATTGGTAACGCTCAATGCGTTTGGATAATTTTAGTTCTCTATCATTTAGTTTAAGTTTTTGGATTTGTTCATGAGATAACATACTGTTTATTTTAGATATTAGTGATTTAATTAATGGTGTGTAAAAAATGAGGGTAGGTAGCTACTTAATTCACTACCTACCGCAGCATTCTTCAGAAAAACTTATTAAAGTTCAAAGGTTTCTTCTTCAAGAACCTCTTCTTTTTCTTCAACTACGTCTTCTACTACTGTATCACTAGTATCTTCTGTCTCAACTTCATTTTCTTTCTCATCAACGTTGATTCCAAAAGCTTCAGCTGTTTTACCAGCCTCAATCTTTACTGCTGTCTCAGATCCATTAGCTTCTCTAATGTCTTGTCCATTAGTGTGAGCTAATAGTACATCTTCTGCATCCACATTTGGTACAAAAAATGTTTTCCTATAAATAGGTTGACCATCTACACAGCATATAATACCTGTATCACCAGCATATTTATAATCTCTATCTGGATCATTTTTGCTAAATGGTTCTAGTTGTTCTCTAATTATAATCTTACCTGATAATGATTCTCCTGCTTTGAAGCCCATTTCTTGTAAGTCTTCTAATTTACCATGGATTAATGTTGATACGTTTGAGCTTTTTACCCAACCGTTAACTCCAAATGTTACTCTTTTCTGACCTAATCTTACATAGCCATACTCTGAATTACTACTTGATTGACGGATAACATTTCCCATGTCATCAGCAATGATGTTTACTTGATTTTGCATTTTTAAAAAATTTAATGGATTAATAAAATAATTGATTGATGATTTAGCAATCATCTGAATGAAAATACGGGTCTTCCAGTTTTTCATATGCTTCTAATTCATCTAAAGCAGGTTCATGTTCTTCAATATGTTCTATTGATACTTTTTCTACTTTAGTATTACTATCAGCAAATGTGTTATAAAAAGGATTAACCACTTCTTTAGTATACGCTGAACTAAGGCCATTAAGATCATTATACTCATCATCTGTTAATGCTAAGTATTGCTCTACTGAACACTCAATTATTCTGCCGTTTGGAAGTTGTATTATCATTCTTTATTTTATTGCTGTAAAGATAATAATATAAACTTCTTTGAGTCAGTATATATGAATGTATTTTAGTCCAATTGAAAAATAATAAGCATATATATAGCTAACGTTTTATAATATTTGTAGCTTTCTGCCTATTCTAGAGATGTATTTATGTTGTTTTAACTCTTTTAACCATCTTTTAATAGAAGATTGACTTGAGTCAGCATCATCAGCTAATGTGCTAATAGATGGCCAACATAATCTGTTTTTATTTGCATAGCAACATAAAATACTATACAAACCTTTTGCTTGAATAGATAAGTTAGGATCTGTTAACACTTTATGTTTAACAATTCCATACCTACTGCTCTTCTTGTACATGATCTTTCAATAATCTAAGCAAAGCTAAGTTATTATCTTGCTCAGATTGTAATTTTAGATCTTTTAAAAAGAACTTTGTATTCATATAAGGCCCAAAATGTTTATGTTCATCCTGTTCCTTAAAGCTTTTATACTCTTTTTTAATTAATGTTATTGATAATTTTGGCATATTAAAAGTTATCTGGGTTATCTATATGTTCTGTTGTACACAGACTAAGCTCTGTCTGTCTACCATTCTTATAATACTTTATAGCATTTTTAGTAATTCTGGTACAAAACATAGGATTTGTTTCATGTTCAACCTTTTTTAACTCTTTATTGGTATCATGATATAATAGATCAACCTTTATTCTGCTATAAAAAGGATTAAACTCTTTATCTGTTGACCAAGATGAATCACCTGTTACTATACCATACACTAATGTATGATCAGTAGGTAATAAACCCATATCCTCTAATATATCAACCTCATACTCTTTACCTACGTGGTAAGTTGGAGGTTTAACCTTAACATAATCACCAATTTTAAGTGACTTATATTCTTTTTCTAATAACATTAGGTGTATTATAGCCTCTATTGAGGATACTGACAAATCATTTGCCAATATTTGTAATACATGCCTACTATTGCTGCTAACTCTAAATTGACCAGAGTCAACAACTTTCTTAAATATAGTATGTACTACGTCTTTATGTAATGTATAAGTATCTGACATAATTTAATTTTTAGTTATCAGAGAGCACATACAGAAAACAAGTATGAGAAAACTGTATGGCTCCTGACATTGATTACACACAATCAACACAACCCCACAAGACCTAACTACACTAGCATTATAAATTAATTATAATACTGGTGTTGTTAGTGGTCCACCTGTGGAACTTTTACTTTTTATGGAATTCAATGGCAACGAATGGTAATACTAATACCCACTTATTATAGTGACTAAACGATCCATCTACACCAAAAGCAATTCCAAAGATTGGTATAAAATCTACTGTTACTTTTGGTAATAGCTTTGTCTTACGCATCATTGTTAAATAAAATATTGCATTTAACCATGCTACTGCTAATACAAGGAATTCAAATAAGAATTTACCAAAACCTAGCCAACCATTATAATAATAGTTGCCTAATGTTACTGCGGTTAATCCAAATGGTATTACTACCACGAATAACCATTTCATGCATACTCTGAAGAATGTTTTCATAATTGTTTTTTTTTAATTGTAGAAGATAATAGTATCTCCTGAGTTAATATTAATATTTAGATCCCACGTCTTAAGATAAAAGCCTAATGTACCATGTGTAGCATTATAGCCAGAAATATCAGGTTCAGCTGATGCATAATAATGCTCAGTTGTACTGTGTATTTCTATATCTGGTTGTGAAATCATTGAGTTTAGGTTCCACTGCAACCATATATCATCACCATTTTCATAGCATTGACTACCGTTTTGTGGTAGACAATCAGCCATAAAAGCATTAAAGCTGGTATCCCATTTGGTTTGAGCGGTTACACCATTACTATCTATATCATAATAACCCCTATACACCCAATGGTTATTTTGATAATCATATCCCATGCTGTATAACGATACATCTGTATTAGATAGTAGTTCTTGAACTGGACATACTGGTTCAAGTTCTTCCTTTTGACAGGAAGTAAACGATAGGAGAATGCCTATACATATAATTAATTGTTTCATATTTACTTGTTTATTTATTTGTGCAATATTGCGGGTACTATGCCTATCATCCTATAGAGGAAAGACAAAGTAATTATATAAGCCAACACACTGTAATTATATTTTTGTGGATAATGTGAATTCTCCCGCAATTACAGTTGTGTTAGCTATATTTATATTATAGGTTGTAACAAAAGTTACAGTAGTGGTAAAAGGTGGTATTTTGTGGGTATAAGACCTATCTTTTTGTGTTACACACACATAAAATAAAATTTTACCACAGTTTTATGCAATAAATTGGCATAACGTGCTATAGCTGGGGAGAAGATGGCCGTAACTGTAGTTAGCAGAGCAGAAAGCAGATAAAATAGCAGTAACTTTTACTTGCATGCATTGCTTTTACTCTGTTAACTAAAAGACAACAGAGCTGTTACACTCTGTTGCCTATTGTTATTAGACACTCTCTACCCAACGCAGATTAGTTTCTTCCCCTGTGTTTAAATCTACTACAGGGTTATCACTTAATTTAAAGTTTGGCATTTCATCTCCTTGGTTGAGTTTGTTTTGCAAAGCTTTAATTGTAGGATGTTGTGCGTTCATCACTTTGTTTGTATCAGGGTCTATAAGACTTAAGATGCCAAAGGTTACATTACCTGTTGCTCTTGTTGCTACTGACATTCCTGCAAGCTCATTCTTCTTTGAAGTGATTGGCTTGTCTGATACAATGATGGTTGCTGTTCCTGTGTTCTCATTGATTCTTAATTTTCTGAAAAATACTGACATAATTATTTTATTTAAAAGTTTATGGGCTCTCACATTGTTGTGGGGGTACCCGTTGTACAAATTTTAGCTGGGGAGCAGAATAGTAGAACCTTTCAAGCACGCAAAACACACAACTTTTTGGGGGGCAAAAAATTTTTTTTCCAGAAGGCGGGGACATCTTGTGACTCAAAAACTTTTATAGAATTTAAAAAATCACTATATTATTCTTATAAAAGAGTTACTAACTAAAATATGCCCCAATGACTGAACCTAATGAAAAAGATGATATCATGGATAGAATACAACAAATGCAATTAGATCAAATATTATTGGACAAGGCATATAATAATGCTTGGCTAATACTGTCCGGGCAGATCACCTTTGATGAGCTATTAGGTCATAACTTCCAAAAAGAAGAGTCTATGATAATGGCTTTTGATCCTGAAAGAGGACCGAAAAAGGAAGAGTTAGAAAATATGATTGCACATTTCATTGAAACTGAACAGTATGAGAGGTGTGCAAAACTCACTGAGATATTGAATAAAACATACCCTAAATTAAGTTCAGAATAATGGCACTAAAAAAATCAAGTAAAAAGAAAAAAAGTACCGTAAATAGTAGTGGAAACTACACAAAACCGGGAATGCGTAAAAGATTATTTAACCAAATCAAAGCCGGAAGCAAAGGCGGAAGACCGGGACAATGGTCAGCACGTAAAGCTCAGATGTTAGCTAAACGTTACAAAGCTGCTGGTGGAGGTTATAAAAGTAAAAAGTAATGGCACTTAAAAAGAAAAAGCCTGTAGCTGCAAAGGTAATGGCTAAAAGCGTATATAAGAAAGGCGGTTCAGTTGGATCTACTAAAGGTGTAAAAGCACCTGCAGGTTTTCACTGGATGAAAAGTGGATCTGGTTTTAAGCTTATGAAGCACTCTGGAAAGTTTGTACCTCACAAGGGAGCATCCCTAGTTGCTAAGTTTAAAGTACAGAAGAGACATAGCAAGTAATGAAAAAGAAGAAAAAAGATCCTAAAGTAGGAACAGGAAAGAAACCTAAAGGATCTGGTAGAAGACTTTACACTGATGAGAATCCAAAAGATACCGTTAAGATAAAGTTTGCTACTCCTGCTGATGCACGTGCAACAGTAGCTAAAGTAAAAAAGATTAAAAAACCTTTTGCTAGGAAGATTCAAATACTAACGGTTGGAGAACAAAGAGCAAAAGTTATGGGTAAAACTCAAGTAGTTTCAATATTTAAAAAGGGTAAAGAGGCTATTAGAAAGAAACATAAAGGTAATGGCAAAAACAAAACAACAAAAAAGTCTAGATAGGTGGACTAAACAAAAATGGAGAACACCTTCTGGAAAGAAAAGTTCTGAGACAGGAGAAGTATATGCTCCTTCTGCCACTATCAAAAAGCTTAAGAGTACTAAAAAGGGTAGAGCTAAACTAGCTGCAGCTAATAAAAAGAAAAGAGCAGCAACAAAAAAAGGTAAGCAACACGCAAGACATGGCTTACACAAAGGTAAAAAAAGATAACAATGGCTAAGAAAAAAGACAGCAGACTTACAAGAGCAGGTGTATCAGGCTATAATAAACCTAAACGTACACCAAATCATCCCAAAAAATCACACATAGTTGTAGCAAAAGAAGGTGATAAGGTAAAAACTATCCGTTTTGGACAACAGGGTGTTAAGACTGCAGGTAAACCTAAAGCAGGTGAGTCAGCAAGACAAAAGGCCAGACGTAAAAGTTTTAAAGCAAGACATAGAAAAAATATTGCAAAAGGTAAAATGAGTGCTGCATATTGGGCAAACAGAGTAAAATGGTAGATTATGACACAATTGCAACTAATAAAATTAGGATTTAAGAAGGTTTTGATAGATGAACAAGATGAAGATCACTTTTATTATGACCTTGAATTTGGAGAAATAGTATTTATTTCTGGAGATAATAATGAAGCAGAAGAAGACGGTGGATGGTATGTAACTACCCCATGTCAAACGTTAAGATTCTATGCGTACTCTGAGATCAAAAGCGTAATAGATATATTTAACCGTAATAAAATTTCTTAAAAATAATATCTAAACTTTTTTGATGTAAACTATTTTTGTATATCTTTGTCAATATTAATTTAAAAAATATTGCAAGATGGCAAATAAAACCAACAATCAACCGCTTGATGAAAAAGAACCTCAAATGTCAAAAGAGGAAATGGCCAAGCGTAGAGAAGAAATCACAGAATTTTATAAAGATAACATACCTCATCTTGAAGTACAAGCTGATTATGAGATGTTATTGGCTGCAATTGAAAAGGCTAGAGCAGAAAGAATGCAGGCACAAATGTTTATGGCACAGTCATATGCTAATCAGAATGGTCAATCTAGTGTAGATCCTAATTCTGAAGAAGGCAAAGCTTTTCAAGAAGCTATGGCTAATGCTGTAAAAGATCAAAAATAATAATTATGAGACAATTAAAAGTAGGAAGTAAAGGAAATGATGTAAAAACGTTACAAACAAAATTAAAGATTACTGTTGATGGACACTTTGGACCATTAACTGAAAAGGCAGTGGAAAAATATCAATTAGCTAAAGGCTTACCATGCACAGGTGTAGTTGATAATGATATGTGGTCACTGCTTTTAAATTTAGAATATAAACCAGAAGAAGACATTACAGAAGATACAGATGTAAGTGATCAGTATTTTAAAACTAGATTTGATCAAATAATACATAAGCATTATTTACCTAAAGGAGAATATGTAGAAGGTCCTATACAAAATGAGTATATCTTTTTACATCATACTGCAGGTAATGCTAACCCATATAGATGTATAGATCATTGGGGTAGAGATACTAGAGGTAGAATAGCTACAGAATTTGTATTAGGAGGTATTAATCATAGAAATGGTAATGATGAATATGATGGTGTCATGGTACAGGCATTTCCTGAAGGATGTCAAGGTTATCATTTAGGTAGAACTGGATCTGGTTTTATGAACCGTCACTCTGTTGGATTAGAGATATGTAGTATGGGATACTTAAACAGTAGAGGTATGACTACATATGTAAATAGTAAATGCGTTGAAGATCAAATAGTTGAGCTTCCAGAAATGTTTAAAGGTTACCTACACTGGCATAAATATTCAGAGGAGCAAATAAAAGCTACTGAAAAATGGATTAGATATGTAGGAGAAAGAGATCAGATAGACATAAGACTTGGACTAAAACAATTTATAAAGAAGTATGGTCCAACAAAAGGTTTTGAATTTCAAGAAGATGCATTTTATGGTAAGGTAAGAGGATTATTAACACATACAAATGTTAGGAAAGATAAGTGGGATTGTTTTCCACAACCAGACTTTGTAGATATGATAATGAGTTTATAATATGGCATTAGTAAATAAAGTAGATTTAAAATTGCAAGTAGACTTAAATAAGTCTATAAAGTATCAAATTGTTACTTATTGTTTCTTTAAAGATATTCTTATATCTAATTCAGACTTAAAGTTTTTGAGTGAATTAGCTAAATCAGGAAAAATAGAATTAACTAAGTTTTGTTCAGATTTAGTAAAAGAAAATATATTTAAAAGCTCACAATCAGCAAGAAATGCAATAACAAAAGCTGAGAAAAAAGGATTATTAGATAAGCAAGGTATAAATAAAAAAACAATAACAATTAATAATGATATGAATGTGCAAACAACAGGGTTAGTTTTATTAGATTATAAAGTATTAGGCCGTGAAACCCAAGAGTCATAAAGACTTTAAGGAAGGGATAGCTGATGAGGTAGGTGTTCATCAGTCTGTTGTTGATGACTTTATATCTTTTTATTATGCTAAAGTAAGAAGCAAGCTTTCTAATCTAGAGTTTCCTAGAATTTATTTAGATGGATTGGGAACTTTTTATTTAAGAAAAAATAAATTAGAAAAAGCAATAAAAAGAAATAAGAGTATATTAGGAAACTTAGCTAAAAGAACTTATGCAGGTTTTGCAAAAAGTGAGGATGTACAGAGAGATATAGAAAAGATGGAAAAGGCATTAGAACAAATGGAAAAAGATATTCTAAATAAAAAAAAGTTTAGAAATGAAAGGTAAATGGAAAAAATATTTAGATGTATTTAAGAATGCTGATAAAATTGCAGAAGGCATAGCAAATACTGTATTTAAAAAAGAACATGTTGAAGCAGTAGCTACAGATAGATTTCAGATCTGTATTAAATGTTCTTTATTTGATGCTAGAGGTGATAGTTGTGTAGTACCTGGATCTCAACCATGTTGTGGTGATTGTGGTTGTAGTTTAGCATTTAAAGTAAGATCACTATCATCAGAATGTCCAAAAGGATTTTGGGATGCATTAGTGACAGAAGAGGATGAAGAAATAATAACAAAACAAATAGATAAAAATGGAGATTAATTACATTTATAATGGAGAAGTAACTAAAGTAATTACAAATACAGAAGGTTACTGGTATACTTCAATAACACTATAGTCATGGCAATTTCATTCAAAGAACAAGGACATTTATATGAGAGCATTGATCAAGATAATATAACTTGGACAAGTGTAACCTCATTAGTTTCTAAGTTTAAACCTAAATTTGATAGAGAAGGTCAAGCTAAAAAATCTTCTAAAAATAAAAGATCTAAGTGGTATGGTATGACACCAAAAGAAATTATTGCTGCATGGGATGGTGAAACTGAAAGAGCAATAAAGCTGGGTAACTTTTACCATAATCAAAGAGAAGCTGATATGCTTGATTTAAAGACTATAGGTAGGCATGGTGTAGAAGTACCTATAATTAAACCAATAGTTGATCAGAACGGCACTAAAATAGCTCCTGTGCAAAAGTTAGAGAATGGTGTATACCCAGAACATTTGGTATATTTAAAATCTGCAGGTATTTGTGGTCAAGCAGATTTAGTTGAAGTTGTTAATGGTTATATAAATATTACTGATTATAAAACTAATAAAGAGATAAAAGAAAAAGGTTTTACAAATTGGGAAGGTATAACTAATAAAATGTTTAGACCGGTAAACCATCTTGATGATTGTAATTTAAACCATTATAATTTACAACTCAGTATTTATGCGTATATTATTAAAAAGCATAATCCTAAACTTAAAATAGGAGATCTGGTAATACAACATGTAAAGTTTAAACAAATAGGAGAAGACAAAAATGGATATCCTATAAATGAACATGTAAATGGAGAGCCGGTGTTAGAGGAAATAAAAATTTATAAACTACCATATCTAAAGGATGAAGTAAATTCAATAATGATATGGCTAAAAGAAAACCAAAAATGAAAGAATATATAGCAGCAGTAGCAATACAATCTTTAAAGTCAAAGGTTCCAACAGATTTTAGATTTGAAGAAACAAAAATATGTATTGACTTAAGTAAAATAGTATGGTTCAAAGAATATTTTCATGTAGCAACAGATAAGTTCAAAGCAACACATACTGAAGTATTATTATTTGGTCAATCTAATCCTATTATTTTAGTGATAGGATATGAAGATTTAAAGAAAGACATTAACAAAAAAAAATAAAAAGTAATGGCAAATACAATTCCTATTTTAAAAACAAACTTTAAAACATTAACTCAGGTATTTCCTATTGTCCAAAGAGATGCTAGTGGTACCTTTTCAACAGACACTAATGGTGAATTTTTACCTTTAGATATGTCTAAAAGAACAGACTTATACATTGATGTGAATACTATAGTTGGTGTATCTAAGTTTTTTGATACACAAAAAAATGACATTAGAGGAAGCTTTAGTCAAATCACAATTATTGGTGCATCTGTACCTCTTTTTCCTATTGTAGTAACTGAAAGTGTTGCTACTATTAAAGGTTATATGAATGAAAGAGAAGAATGTGCAGAATTATGTAGAGATAATGCGTAATGATAGTAAAATTATTTGACATACAAAACAGTAAGGTAGTTTTAACAGAACACTGTTATACATTACCATTTTTAAAAGGGATTATGACTGAATATCCTGATACACATATGCAAGTTTATCAGTATCTATTTTATATGAGCTGTCCTAATCCTGATTTAAATCCTTTTTTTAATTTACCAGAACATGAGAAAGAGGATATTATTATAGAAGAAATAGGATTAGAAGAATCTACTGAAGATCCAAAGATTAGATATGGATTAGATATGTGTAAAAAGCTCTATGAAACACCAACATATAGAGCATATGTAGGTATAAAGTCAATGTTAGATAGACTTGCTAAATACATGGAAGTTACACAGATTGAACATGGTAGAGACGGTAATATTAATTCTATGGTAAATGCAGCTGCTAAGTTTGAGCAGATAAGACAATCTTATAAAGGTGCATTTACAGACATGAAAAATGAACAAGAGAGTTCTGTACGTGGTGGTGCAGGATTAGCTTATGATCAATTATAAACCAAAATTAAAATTAAAATTATGAACAAAAGAAAAAAAGCAGACAGATGGTTTGCAGCAAATGGAATTAATCCTAACACTCCTGATAGTGATGGGAATGCAAGATTATTAGACTTAGCCCCTTCAGGTGTATGGTGTGCTGATTCAGATGGAGTAACTAGTTATAGCTGTACAATTAGTGTACAAGGATATTTATTTTACTCACATGTATCAGTAATTTTTGAAGATGGTAATGGAAACACCTATGAGTTTGAAGGTGGTGCCGGGGGAGTAGGAGTAGGAGATACTGAAGCTGAGGGTATTATTTACTTTGGTGATGAAGAAACTTTACTAAAAGCAACTACTTTTGGAGTAGCATTTATTGCTGAAGACGGTGGTGCATTACAAGTAACATGGGGTACAAGTGGTAATGCTACAGCAGTAGGTGTAGGTGAAGGACTAGGTGCATTTGGTGGTAGTGGATCTTGGAAAAAAGTATAAGAATATGAAACAAGTAGTTATACCAGTAGGTAAAAGGTTGTTAATCAAAAGAAAAGCTGCAGAGACTAAAACAGCATCAGGAATTATTATACCAGAAATAGCTCAAAAAAAAGAGTTTAAAGGTACAGTAGTTGGAGTTGGTGCTGAGGTAGAAGAAATATCTGTAGGAGATGAGGTACAATATGCAGAGCATGCTATGCCTACACCAATGAAACATGAAGGTGAGGAGCATTTACTTCTTCAAGCTGGAGATGTATTTGCTATCATAAGATATGAGTAGGATTATTCCAACATATGAGAAAGGGAAATGGAGCACTACTGAATTTGAAAATGATCTTGACTTTAGAGAATACCTAGAGACTATTTTTAAAGAGCCAGGTAAATATGAATTTACTGAAGTGGCATTAGAGTTCAACAAAGAAGCCCGCACATTTAATGAGCAGGGCTTCTATTGTAATGCTCCTTTTAGATCTAAAGATTTTACTTCTTACTGGGAGGATCAAAAAAATAAATGTAGGCAGGGAGTAATATACAAGGATAATAATCATGAATGGTATCTTACAAGAGATTACTATATGTGGTTAAACTTCTTACCTATTTTTGACAAAGAAGAAAAACATTATGGTTTTGCAAAAGTACGTGATGCACAGTATCACATGGCTTTGTATGAAATATTAGCAGAGTTGAATAATCAGCATTCTGCTATACTTAAGAAAAGACAGATAGCATCTTCTTATTTTCATATGGCTAAAATTATAAACCAGTATTGGTTTGAAGAAGGTTCTATATGCAAAATAGGTGCATCATTAAAAGATTATATTAATGATAAAGGATCTTGGAAGTTTTTAGAAGAATATAAAACATTTTTAAATGAGCATACAGCCTGGTATAGACCAAGCAATCCTGAAAAAGTTTTATTATGGCAACAACAGATTGAAGTTAAAGTTAATAATAGAAAAACCTCTAGAGGATTAAAATCTAAAATACAAGGTGCATCTTTTGAAAAGAATGCAACAACTGGTGTAGGTGGGCCGTGTACTTACTTTTTTCATGAGGAGGCAGGTATTGCAAAAAATATGATGCAAACTTATGAGTACTTGCGTCCTGCAATGTCATCAGGTATGGTTACTACTGGTATGTTTATAGCTGCTGGATCAGTGGGTGATTTGGAACAATGTAATCCACTAAAAGAAATGATATTAAATCCAGGAGCAAATGATATATATGCTGTAGAAACTAATCTAATGGACGCTGATGGTACTATTGGTATGGCAGGTCTATTTATTCCTGAACAGTGGTCTATGCCACCTTATATTGATAAATACGGCAACTCACAGATAGATGAAGCTATTAAAGCTATACTCATAGAAAGACAGCGTTGGAAGAATGAGTTAAGTGGTGAACAATATCAGTTGAGAATATCTCAGAAACCTTTAAATATTGCAGAAGCTTTTGCATATAGAAAAGAATCTATTTTTCCACAAGGCATACTAAGTAAACAGCTTAAAAAAATAGAAGAGAAAGAATATCCATATGAGTTGATTGATTTAGAAAGAGATCAAACTGGTATAATAGCAAAGAGGACAAAAAAACTACCTATATCTGATTTTCCTGTAAATAAAAAACAGACTGACAAAACCGGATCTATTGTAGTTTGGGAAAGACCTGCAAGTAAAAGTCCAGACTTTGGTTGTTACTATGCATCTATTGACCCTGTATCAGAAGGTAAGACTACAACATCAGATTCTTTATGTAGTATTTATGTGTATAAAAATGCTATAGAAGTTACAAGAGAGCTGCCAAGTGGAGATGTAGAACAGTTTATAGAAAAAGATAAAATAGTTGCTGCATGGTGTGGAAGATTTGATGACATAAATAAAACCCATGAAAGATTAGAAATGATCATAGAGTGGTATAATGCATGGACTATAGTTGAAAATAATATATCATTATTTATACAACATATGATTGCAAGAAAGAAACAAAGGTATTTAGTACCTAAACAACAAATATTATTTTTAAAAGATCTTGGATCAAATAGAACAGTATATCAAGAATATGGTTGGAAAAATACAGGGACATTATTTAAAAGTCATTTAATATCATATGCTATTGAATTTTTAAGAGAAGTAATAGATGAAGAGTTAGATGATAATGGTAATGTTATGCAGCAAACACTTGGTGTAGAAAGAATACCAGATCCAATGTTATTAAAAGAAATGTTAGCATATTATCCTGGTCTTAACGTGGATAGATTAGTAACCTTTGGTGCATTGATTGCATTTGTTAAAATCCAACAATCTAATAGAGGATACTCTAAAAGACGTGAATCAGAGGATAATTCCTTGGTAAATTCACAAAAAATAAGTAAATTAAAGTATAGTCCGTTTAGGAATATAGGTTATAATAAAAGACAATCTAACCCAAGAATAAGAAGATCTGGCTTCAAAAATTATAAATAGATGAAAGTATTAAATGCAATGCAAATGAAAAATGGGGCACGTGCTGAAAGCGGACCTACATTTTCAAACTTAACACAACCAGTTCAGTTTTTACCATATAAGAAAAAAACTGATGATTGGGCAGCATGGAACTTAGATTGGTTAGAAATGCAAGGAATAGAGTTTTTACGTATAAACTCTAGAAGGTTATTAAAGAACTATAAGTTAGCAAAAGGTGTAATAGATAAAACAGATTACATAGTTGAGCCTGACAATGAGTATAAAGATCTCATGGATGTATTAACTACAGAAAATGATTCTGCACTAGAACTTAAGTTTTACCCTATAGTACCTAATGTTATAAATGTATTAACTGGTGAGTTTGCAAAAAGATATTCTAAGGTTCAATTTAGAGCAACTGATGATGCATCTTACAATGAAATGCTAGAAGCAAAAAGAATTCAAATAGAAGAAGCATTACTTGCTGAAGCAGAATCAGAGTTAATACGTAGAATGATAGAGATGGGTATGGACCCAGGATCTGAAGAAGCACAACAACAATTAAATCCAGAATCTTTAAAATCATTACCAGAGATAGAAGACTTTTTTAGTAAGTCTTATAGAAGTATGGTAGAAGAGTGGGCATCTCACCAACTTGCAGTAGATGAAGAAAGATTTAAAATGCAAGAACTTGAAGAAAGAGGATTTAGAGATATGCTAATTGCTGACAGAGAGTTTTGGCATTTCCGTATGTTAGAAGATGACTATGATGTAGAGTTATGGAATCCGGTATTGACATTCTATCAAAAGTCTCCAGACCAAAGATACATTGCAGATTCAAACTATGTAGGTAAAGTAGACTTAATGACTGTAGCTGATGTGGTAGATAAGTATGGATATTTAATGAATGAAAAACAATTAAAGTCATTACAAAAGATTTATCCAGCAAGATCAGCACAATATCAAGTAAATGGATATCAGAATGATGGTGCATACTATGACCCTAAAAGATCTCATGAATGGAATACAAACATGCCAGGCTTGCCTTATAGACAGTTTGTAAGTAATTTCCATAATGATCCGGCAAGAGGTGGAGATATATTAAGTCAAATATTAGATGAGAATGAAGATGTTTCTATGTGGGGTGAAGGTAACTTAATGAGAGTTGCAACTATATACTGGAAGACACAACGTAGAGTTGGTCACCTCACAAAAGTAGAATTTGATGGTGAAATTACACAAGAGATTGTGGATGAAACATTTAGAATTACTAAAAAGGCAGTATATGATACTTCAATATTTAAACATAAAACTAAAGAGAATCTTTTAGAAGGTGAACATATAGATTGGATATGGATAAATGAAGTATGGGGCGGAGTTAAAATAGGTCCTAATTTACCTGCTATGTGGCAAACTACTATGGGTGATAATATAAACCCAATATACTTAGGTATAAACAGAAAGAAGCCAGGAAGATTACCTTTTCAATTTAAGGGTAATAATAGTTTGTATGGTTGCAAGCTTCCTGTAGAAGGTAGAGTTTTTTCTGATAGAAATACTAGATCAACTTCTTTAGTTGATTTAATGAAAGCATATCAAGTTGGATACAATATGGTTAATAACCAGATTGCTGATATTCTAATAGATGAATTAGGTACAGTAATTATGTTTGATCAAAATGCTTTACCACGTCACTCAATGGGTGAAGACTGGGGTAAGAATAATTATGCAAAAGCATGGGTAGCAATGAAGGATTTTCAAATGTTACCTCTTGATACATCAATTACAAATACTGAGAATGCAACTAACTTTAATCATTATCAAACTCTAAACATGGAGCAGACTAATAGATTAATGTCTAGAATTCAACTTGCAAATTATTTTAAACAACAATGTTTTGATGCTATTGGTATTAACCCTCAACGTTTAGGTGGGGCTGTATCTGCACAAACAGCAACAGGTGTTGTACAAGCAATGCAACAATCATATGCACAAACAGAAATGTATTTTGTACAGCATTCAGATCATCTTATGCCAAGAGTACATCAAATGAGAACTGACTTAGCACAGTTCTATTACAGTTCAAATCCAAGTCTAAGGTTGCAATATATATCTACAGAAGCAGAAAAAGTCAATTTCCAAATTAATGGAACAGATCTATTAATGAGAGATTTCAATGTATTTGCAACAACTAAAACTAATCATAGAGCTATTTTAGAAAGTCTTAAACAAATGGCTCTTACAAATAACACAACAGGAGCAAGTATTTATGAGCTAGGTAATATTGTAAAAGCTGATTCTATTGCAGAAGTTTCTGACATACTTAAGGATGCAGAGACTAGAATGCAGAAACAAAGACAGCAAGATATGGAACAACAGCGTCAATTACAAGAACAACAGTTACAAGCTAAGGCTCAAGAAGAACAACAAAAACTACAAGTTGAAATGTCTGAGAATGAGAAAGATAGACAAAATGATGTTCTTCTAGCAGAAATTAGATCAGCAGGATATGGTTCAATGGTTGATATAAACAAGAATGAACAGTCTGATTATATGGATGCAATGAAAGATATTAGAGAGACTACTCAATATAGAGAACAGATGAATATGAAGCGTGAAGAAAATGCTTCTAAATCTGCAATGGAAAATAGTAGACTTGATGTAGAAAGAGAGAAAATAGCTGCTTCAAAACAAATAGCTGACACAAAACTTCAAATTGCAAGAGAGAACAAAAATAAATATGATTCTCCAAAAACAAAAGAAGATAAGTAAGCGTTAGCTATATACTGCAAAATATTTTCAATTTTTAGAAAATTTATTAAGTTTATAGTGATGATAATATAGAAAAGTTTCTGTATATTATTATTGTAACAAGTATTAATTATTAAAACCAACATAATTATGGCAACTGAAACACAAACTGTGAATAGTAACGTAGAACAAGTAGAAGTAAATTTAGATGAGATCTTTAATGCTGCACCAAGTGGAGCTGACATGATCCAAGATACGGCTACAAAACCAAAAAACATATTCTCTGGCTTAGGTAAAGCTACAGCTGATATGTCTTTTGCAGATCCTGACAAAGATGATAAGGATGATTTAAATGCAAAAGTTGAAGAGAGTAAAGAAGAACCAGCAACTGAAGAAGTTAAAGCAGAGGTTGAAGAGAAAAAGGAAGAAGTAAAAGAAGAGTCTAAAGAAAAAGTAGATGAGATTTTTGAAGCTTTAGATCCTAGTAATGAAGTTGAAGAAGAAGAAGTAACAGAAACTAAGGCTAAAGAAAAAAGAGGTAGAAAAGCAATAAGCGGTATCTCAGACGTATTTACTAAGTTGATTAAAGATGATAAGATTGTTCCTTTTGATGATGATAAACCTTTAGCAGAATACACTGCAAAAGATTGGGAGGAGCTTATTGAAGCTAATTTAGAAGAAAAAGCAAGACAAGTAAGAAGTGAAACTCCTAAACAATTTTTTCAGAGCTTACCACAAGAATTACAAATAGCTGCTAAATATGTAGCTGATGGTGGTAAAGATTTAAAGAGTTTATTTACAACTCTAGGTCAAGTTGAAGAAACTAAAAGTATTGACGTTAAATCTGTAGCTGGACAAGAAAGAATTATTACTGAATATTTAAGTGCAACTGGATACGGTACAGCAGAGGATATTCAAGAAGAAATAGAAATTTGGAAAGACTTAGGTAAATTAGAAACACAAGCTAATAAGTTTAAACCAAAGTTAGATAAGATGCAAGAAAAAGTTGTTGCACAAAAACTAAAAGAGCAAGAGCTTAAAAAGAAACAACAACAAAATGCATCACAACAGTATATGAAAAATGTTTATGAAACATTAAAAGAAGGTAAATTAGGTGATATCAAAGTTGATAGAAAGACTCAAGCTATGTTATATAATGGTTTAGTTCAGCCTAACTATCCTTCAGTAAGTGGAACCAACACTAATTTATTAGGGCACTTACTAGAAAAGTATCAATTTGTTGAGCCAAACTACGCATTAATATCTGAGGCTTTATGGTTATTGCAAGATCCTGAAGGATATAAAGCTAAGATCATGGATAAAGGTGCTCAGAAAAGTGTAGAGAAAACGGTTAGAAAACTGAAGAGTGAACAAGCAAATGTAGGTGGATCATCATTAGGTGTTGCACAAGCAGAAGAAGAAAGTAAAAGAAGTTCAAAAAGAAAGATTACTAGACCGGCAAACATATTTAAAAGAATTTAATTAGGTAAATTAAATGTATAAACTGAAAATTAATTATTAATCAAAAACAATCAAATTATGGCAACTCCAGTTTTAAATAATGGGATTTTCCTACGTGATACAAGCTATAAAGCAAGTTCACATATTGATTCTTATCACCTTACCCAGATGCTTGGTAACCCTGAGCCTATGGATATGGGACCAATTGATTTATGGGCTATGACCCAGAAGGTAGAAATGCCTTTATATCAAATGGCTTCTTTTGGTGGAAAGAACACAATATTAGTGGATAACGCTAGAGGTGAGTACAAGTGGCAAACTCCTGTTGCACAGGATCTTCCTTATATTGTGGCTGACATTGAACCTGCGAATACAAACAAGGGTATAGATGGAACACTATTTAAGATCAAGATCAACAAGAGAACTTTTGGACATGGTGACATTATTACTTATGATAAGTATAATGGATTAGAATTGTACATTACAGCTGATGATATTATCCCAGCAGGTGATGGATATGTCTACACAGTCCAATTAGTTAACAACAACAACTCAGCGGTATTAGATAACAAATACTTAGCTAAAGGTACTAAGTTCTTCAGAAAAGGTTCTGCAAGAGGTGAGTACGGAGAAAGATTCTCTGATATTGAAACAGGTTCAGGTTTCCGTGAGTTCTACAACTATGTAGGAGGAGCAGAAGCTCATGTACACTATTCAATTTCTTCAAGAGCAGATTTAATGATCAAAGGCGGATTAAACGCTGATGGTACTGTACCTGTTACTGAAATATGGAGAAACTACAACACAGATCCAAATAATCCATCTGTACCTAGTATTGAAGGATTAGTAGCAAACATGGGTAAAGCGGGTGCAAGAGAAGCATTTGAGAATGGAACTCTTACAAGAACTTTCATTACAAATATGGAAGCAGCTCACTTATCTAAGATTGCAACGGATATTGAAACTTACCTGATGTGGGGTAAAGGTGGTAGAATTAAGCAAGACGGTCCAGATGACATTAGATTATCTGTAGGTTTATGGTCACAGTTGGATAACTCATTTAAGAGAGTTTACAACAAGTCATCATTTACACTTGATATGTTTAAATCTGAGCTTTACAACTTCTATCAAGGTAAAGTTGAATTCAAAGGACCAGACCCACAAAGATCACTTGTTGTACAAACAGGTATTGGTGGTATGCAATTAATCAACAAAGCTATTGCTGATGAAGTGTATGGTTCAGGTCTAGTACAAAATGCTTCACAAATTGGAGCAGTAACAGGACAAGGAATGGACTTAGATTATGGTTTTGCTTACACAAGCTTTACTATTCCATTCTTAGCTAATGTTAAGTTTGTATTAAACCCAGCATTTGATAATTTAAATACTAATGACATTGAGAATCCATTAATTGATGGAAGACCATTAAGTTCATTTAGCTTTATTATCTTTGATGTTACTGATGAAGGAAATGATAACATTCACTTGTTAAAACTTTCTTGGGATAATCAACTTAAGTGGTTCTACCAAAATGGTACTATGGACTACATGGGAAGAACTCAAGGATTTGCTTCTACAGGACAGTTCAATGGATACAGAGTATATATGACTCAAACCATGCCAGCTGTATGGGTTAAAGATCCGACTAAAGTTCTTAAAATAGTAATGAGAAACCCAGTTACTGGAGGATCATTCTAAGAATTGTAATTAAAAGGGGAGGTGGGTCAAACCTCCTCCCTTTTTTATTTTTAACCTTTTAAAATAAAATATCATGGGAGCACCTAAACAACTAGCTGTATTAAAATCACAGTTTGAGAGCCCAGCATATGAAGGGGTTTCAAGAGCAGAAACAGGTAATGCAAGACTACTACATGTAAATTTAGTTAGATCTTGGATACGTGATATTGCTGACTCTGATTCTTATCTTGATAATGCTGCTGCTAAAGCTGCAGGCTTAAAAAAAGGAGATTTATATCATACAGCAGGACTTTTAAAAATTGTTATTTGATATAACAGTCAAAAACTTTAGCAAGGATAAAACCTTGCTTTAGAAATATTAGTAATAATAAAACGTGCAAAACTTGCACTTTTGACGTGAGTAACAATTATTAATTTTTAAAAAACCAAAAAATGGAAGATTACACTATTGTTGAGAAATATCAACATACAAAAAAGAGTAGCACAATTGCTATTAGACCTTATTTTAATCCAAACAAGGAGAACATGGGGTTAGAAAAATATGGACTAGCTATGCATGATGGCGTATGGCATCAAGAAAGTTTAGCTTGTCTAGAGATAAATGGAGTTAAAAGATATGTTACAGGACTAAATGAATTTGCTCCTGAAGTAAAAATGTTACCTCCAGCAGAGAAGAAGGCTAAGATTGCAGAAATCAGAAAGGTAGTTTCTGAATTAGAAGCTGAGTTAGCTGCTAATGTAGTTGATCCTAAAGATAAAGACTTTTGGAATAAACTAACTGTTATGAAGCCAGACAACTCTAAGTTTTGGGATAGAATTGAAATAAGATGTGGTAATGATCCAGTATTTTTAGATGCAGAAGTAG